TGTCCATAGCAATAAACCGGACTATCTGAAGATTGGGGATTAACGAGAAATGCTTTCACCCCTTCGATATACACCATATCCGGAACAAAAGAGAGCAACCGCATGACAATGATATCGCCCGAATCATCAGGATGAATAGCGAAATCCGGATAAAAACCGGTAATCACCGATGACTGTGACTGCACCTCCAATTTCAATCCAACTCTGGCGAGAACAAACTCCAGAATCCGTTTGACAGACATCTCATTTGAATCCTTATTCCAGCGGAATTGATGCCTGGCACGCCAACTTCCCAATAAATGCCAGCCGTCAACCGCATGCAAAGTAAAACAACTGTTGTTTCCGGAATTAATATATTCCCATCCATCCAACCAGAAAACTATACCCGGACTTGCCTCCTTTCCCAGCGCAGTGACATAACCAGGACTAAACTCGATTTGACTGCCGATCTTTAAAACATACAGATAGCCTTCACCCGGAGAGCGATACCTGCCATCATCATTCCTCAAGTCAATCAGCAGACGGCTCTCTTTGGGCAAAGTCTCACATTTAACCGAAAGGATATCGGCAGATACATCCAAACTTGCCTCAACCAGACTACTTCTCCAAACCCCATTCGTATTTGATAACCAGCAATAGTTGCCAAAATGGGAAATTGCCAGGCCGTATCCACTGGAGAGATTAAAAGGCACCGGTTCACACCACAGACTGTCGGTAAAACCGGTATTAGGAATTGAATATGTCCAGAAGGGCCGATTGTAGCTCTGAATCCCGCTGAATTTCTCAATAAAGAAAGCCCGGTAAACATCAGGCTTATCCATGAACACACCGCTGTACTCAAAATCGCCGCCGGCGGGCGCCGAAGCCAGTTCTTTTAAATTTGACCAAACACCGGCTAGTCCCTCGCCACCATCACCGTAAATCAGCGACCAGACCTTATAATTCCCATTTGAATCCTGCCCGGTCACCAATAAATCCCAGTCGGAATTATAGACTGCGGCAATACTGGAAAGACTGCCGGTGCTTTTATCCCAGGCGGCTTTAGTCTGCCAATTTCCGCTGATACGTTTCTTGATATAAAGTGTCATCTGGTCGGTAAAGAACACTGCCAGATCTCCATTAGATTTATAAGCAGCCGCCAAACCATGAACATCGGTTGAAGGGGAATAATCAATCAGTTCCGGACTTAACCAACTTGCGCCATAATCCGTACTTCTTATTCGTCGTAATTCGCGACTGCCATTAATCCAGAAAATGGAAACCTCGGCATTATAAGAAGCCGCCGCTATAGCTTGACAATCATACTCATTAGTGTAAGTCCAGGTACTGAAATTACATTGGGGACCGGGATTAGTTATTCTTTGACGGTAGAGCTTGCAGCCGTCGGATGGAGGCGTAATTCTAACCCTGATAAGTGAGCCATCACCGGCCAGAGTCAACCCATGATAGTAGTCGCTCTCCGTCCCCTGGTATAACCTTTCCCAGGTAAGGCGGGTGACACCGGTTATCTTGTTTTTAACCTCTATTTTCACCCAGGGGGTATGACTGGCGGCTTGCTGAGCCGCCAGTAGTGTCGGTGACAAAGTCCTCATTTCATATTCCCTTTTATTTATCATTAAGGTCCAAAATCTACACTCTTGGATACCGGCGGAGAAAATGGCCGATAAAGAGAACGGACTCTAACCCTATTCTTCCTGCCCAATTGTTTTAGTTCCAGGTGGAAAAAGTCGAGTTTCTCCCGGCCCCATCCGAGCAGTTCTGCGGCAGCGGTGTTTCCGCCGACATTAACGCGATTGACCGCATAAATTGCCCATTCTACCGCCGCATAACCAGCAGCGCCTGCTGTGATCAAGTCTTCGTGACGTGGGGAAATCGTAGAATTACTGACGCTAAGCGTATGAAGTTTGCCGTAGTAGATGTTGGCATTAGAACCGTCCGGCGTCTCATCCGCGAGGAGCGTAATGATATCACCCCACAGGGCAAAACGCTGGTATCGCCTGGGGAAATTCCCGATCGGATATTCCACAGCTTCAACCATGATGCGGTCGTTCAGACCGGCGATATCAATCTCTCTGGAACCGATGGTGGTGGTTTTGACAGCTTTTTGTTCATAAGGAATAGCCTCCGAATAGTCTTTCACCGCGTGGGTAATATGCCGATCCAGTTCATCATTTGTCCAGCGGTAGTTATTAGCATCTTCATCATGCAAATCACGCCTGACAATGCCTCTCATATCGTTTAAATTCATATTGCCCTCCTGACCATAAAAGCTCTCCTTATTTCCATTCTAAAAGACAACCATTGCGAGTCCGCCATAGGCGGGCGCGGCAATCTCTGTGACCAACGGACTTTAACAAAAGTGAGATTGCTTCGGGTACTTCGTAACCTCGCAATGGTAATTAAAATAAAGCAAGCAATTCCGGATAATTTTACTCTCAAGGATATGACAGAAAGGCTGGGGTTAAATTTCTCCAGCCCTTCTGTCAATTAATTTTAGTTATCCTGTACCCCAATAAGTGCGGCAGCTTTGATGGCGCTAAAAAGTGCTAATGACACATACCATTTAATTCTATTCCGGCTGGCATCTTTGGTTTCCAGGGATCCAATCGGTTCAACCGTGATAAAGCCGGGTGCCGTCAATCCGCAGAGGGCGCCTTCGCCCATTTGCAAGGCATAAACAGTGGAGCAAGTACCGCCGGAAATTGCCGTCTCAACACTATTGGCAACTACATGCGTATCCAGAATCCAATCGCTGACGGCGATGGGAATACCGTCCCAGTACTGGACAAAATTGCCCCAATTGTCGCGATTGGATTCCATCATTCCACCCGACGCCCTGACCAGCGCATTAATTTTTCTTCGCGAGCGCCGACTCATCAATAGAATATCCGGCTTGCCGCCTTTGACAGAATCGATTAACTGGTCCAACATTGCCAGGGTGAATGTTCCGCCGCCGGTACCGGCGGCGATTACCTGTCCGCTGGCCGTACCGGTATTGATGAGCTTCCTCAAACCATCGAATTGTTTCACGTTGCTCACAGAGTCGCCATAGATGAAGGTATCTTCAAACTTGTTCTTGAGTGCTTTCGCTTTCAATTCCACTACTGAAGCTTCAAGATCCTGGACGTTGCTGCGGGTGGCTTTCAGGAAATTGTCCACATCCGCATCGCCGCCCATGATTTTAAGATTGGCAGTTTTTTGGTCGAATGTCGGGGTTGATTCCGTCCAGGTATCACCCACATCGTAGAAATCAATGCCCGGCAAGGTATTTTCCTGATTGTAGGTCAATCCATTACCAACAATCTCGACGAAGGGCATTACCTGCAGGATAGGCGATTCCTTAACAATTGTCTCCACCACTCCCTGGAGCAGCATGTCGTTGGAAAGTTTGGATGCTTCCGCTAATGTTAGTGCCATTATTTTTTACCTCCTATTGCATATTGAATCTTTTCCCGCGGGGATAATGTCGAAAGGTCAGGAATCCGCCTTCCCGGTGCACCGGCAGGAACTTTAATGTGTGATATTTCTTTTTCCACTGATTTCTTTACACGACCGATCAGATTGATCGCCTTTTCCAGAGAATTATCTACCGCCTCAATTGTGTCCCCGCTGATGAGTTCTTCCGTAATCTCCGGATTCAACTGAACTAATCTGTCTTTGTAGCGGACAACCGCCGCAGTCAAAGATTTACTGACGGCGGACAGCTTCTCTTTCAGTTCGCCTTCCGACTTTTTCAGAGCGGCAATTTCGCGTTCTTTTTCAGCGACTATTTGCACAAATTGGTTGCCGTTACCGGGGCTAGTTTCCTGTGTGTTTTCCTTAGTTGTTTCCTCAGTCAATTTCTCCCTCCCATAATTTTATTCATCATTGACCTCCCGCCGGTGCAGTGTATTCTCTCACTCTCCCAACACGCCTTTAGCAGGTCTAACATTTAGATTACGATTCATTTTTAGAATGGCATCTCTTTCTTCCAACCAACGGGTAAATTCCGTATCAGGATCTTTCACTCCCACTTCATACATTGCAGTGTGACGGGAATGAATACCGCCCTGTACCAGCACCTGCTCGTTAGTTACCAGCTGCGCCATGTCCCGCGGCATAACCGGACTCCAGACAACCCGCAAACGATAATCGCCAAAATCATCGCCGCGGTATTTCTGCAATAATTGGAGTATCATGCGGTTCCGCTGATTATAGGCCACGGTCCGGATAGCCCGTTTACGGCTGACTTTTTGGAGCAACGGCTGCAGTTCAATCTCCAGTGCCACACCGGAAAGATTCGTCTCATTGCCGCCGAAAGCCGCTCGCGGTGATTCGGAGACATCATGCAGAGTGCGGTATAAAAGATTGATATAATCGATATGGAGTTGCACACCGCCGCCTTGCAATAAATCCAGTAGATAGGCTTTGGCATCCTCCGGGATATTCCAGACCGCACCGGGTTTGACAGCAATATCCTCAGACTCCTCGACATTTTCCAACACAGCTACCGGATTACCGGACAATTCCAGGATACGCGATAATTGGGACATCGCCCGGTTGAAT